AGTGTGTGACCTAGATGTCACAGATGGGCTAAGTACCTGATATTGCTAGTGAATTGAGTGTGACAATTAGGTCACAGTGTGAGGCGATCTCGCAACTACCTGGAATTGCTCAGGAAACGGCCCTTTGGTGACTCCGAGTTCAGTGGCACGAACCTTGCAAGGGATTGAATTGATTATCAATATCAACCTCATTCGCCGTCTCTTCGCCTACCCCACCCACGCTCACATGAGAATGAAATTGAATTTCGTTATCAACTAATTGGTCCGACCAATTGACCTGGCCAGCCAAGGTGTGGTGACTCCCCCTCACCCAGTTGATAATGAGAATGATTATCAAAATCACAACACTCTTCTTCTTCAGAGCCCAACCGACCCCCACCCACCCCCCACACACGAGTGGGCTGGTGGGGAAACATCGTGTAATTAATGAGAGTTACGGTCCATCCCTATACACCATAGTGTGTTGCCGGGTCCCCTAGCCCTACCCTGCTGCAGTACTCTGCAGTCCTCTACAGAACTCTACAGAAGAGTAACACAGTGATCTTCCCACTCTCTCTTAAAGAAGGAGAATACAGTATAGATGTAATATGAGTGGATGGGGGGGTCTGGAGGATTTTGGGTGGATGGGTCGGAAAGCTCAATGATTCCGGTAGGTTGGAAGTTTGGGCTCTAGAATCTTGGGGGCCGAATTGTGTCGTAAACAGTAATGATTCCAGGGGGTTGCAAGTTTCAGCAGGCCCATGGGTTGACAGGGGGTTTTTGGGTGTTAGGGTGTGGTATGGCCAAAGTTCTGATGTTCGATATAGAGACGACGGACCTGGCAGCAGACTTTGGGTTCGCAATCTGTGCAGCGTGGAAGGAAGTAGGCAAGAAGAAGGTCCACCACGTCCAGATCAACCAGAACCCGAGGTATGTGGCCACCAGACCAAACGATAGGTGGGTAATCGAGGAGACAGCCCGAGCGCTCTCGGAGGCAGATGTTGTCTGTGGATGGTACTCCAGCAAGTTCGACTGGCCCTTTCTGCAGAGCCAGATGGTCTATCACCAGCTTCCACCTATGCCACCGGTCCCTCATGTGGACCTATGGAGGACAGCCAGGTACAAGATGAAGTTGACCAGCAATCGGTTAGCCAACGTATCGGAGTTCCTAGGGATTGAGGAGAAGACCCCACTCAAGAAGCTGACCTGGAGGTACGCAGGTTGTGGAGATCCTCCCTCGATTCGCTATGTAGTGAAACACTGCCGCCAGGACGTGGTGGTGCTGGAGGAGGCATACTTGAGGATGAGGCCCTTGATCACGACCCACCCCAACCTCAATGTGATTGAGGACGTCGCTGAGGGCTGCCCCATCTGCGGAAGCATCGGAAAGATGCAGTCCAGAGGCTACCAGATCGCCCGTGTTGGACGATCTCAACGATTTCAGTGTCAGGAGTGTGGAGGGTGGTCGAAAGGCCCTCCTGAGCGCTCTCACAACGTGAGGATTCGATGAACGAGGACGAGGTCCAACAGCTCCACCAGTACCTCCTCCGGCAGGTCCAGGAGAAGGAGAAGATCGCCCAGGCGCTGAAGGAGGAGAACGACAGAATCAAGGAAGCCGCCGAAGCTATCCGTAAGTGGCTCAGGCCACTGTTCAATGCCTACAAGCTGGTAGACGAGATCCTGGACCCTGCAAGCTACGAGGAGGACGAGGAGGAATAGTTGACAAATCTGCTGTGGTATGCTATACTCTATGCCCTGAAATCAGGATTGCAGCCCTGAGGGACAGAGCGCGGTCGTGTTCGACGTGGAGCCAGAAGCGGGGTAACTGGCCAGGGTTGCTGGGGGACCTGTGGCCAAAGACCTGTTGGATCTGATACAGAAGGGTTGGAACCGTCGAGGCATCCTCGGCGACCACCGAAGCATGACCGAGGACTACTACGACGAGGACACCCGGGATCCTCTCGACAGGTTGACGACCTACGTCCTGACAGAGGATGGAGATGACGACAAACCGGAGCCAGAGGAACCTGGCTATCGCAAGGGACGTGGCGTCAGGGCACCCACTGGAGGAAATCGCCGAAAGGTACGACATCGGCGTCGAGCATCTGCGGAAGCTGATCGCCAGGCCAGACGTTCAGTCTGCCGTCGACAGGGTTCGCACCCAGAAGGATGCATTTGCGGAGTGGAGCCACCGGAGGGAGATCCGTCAGGCGATTGAGGCCTACGAGGTCATTGACCACGCCCTGTCCGAAGAGAACGAGAACTACGGACTGCGGGTGCAGACGGCCCAGACCGCCGTCAACCGCGTCAAGGAGCGGAGGCAGCAGGAGGCCGACGCCGAGACCATCAAGATCCCAGCCCGGGTGGTGGAGTCCATCAACGACACCATGCAGGCCCTGCTGGAGCTAAAGAAGCAGCGGGCCGAAGTGACGGTGATCGACAGCCCCCACCTGATGACAGCAGAGGAAGCTACCGCCCGAGCAGCCCCCAAACCACCCGAAATACAGGAAGTCAACGATGATTAGATTGATCCTACTGGGGTTGTTTCTGGCCGGATGTGTCACAGTCAAGATCCCACCCATCGACCCAGGGGTATGTCACTGTACCTGCGGTGAGGACAACTGTGTCGAGTCGTGGTTTGATGAGGACGACCTGCTCCTAAAGCAATGAAGCAAACTCCCCAGGAACTCCTGCGGGACCTCCAGACTCTACCTGACGTCGACTGTCGGGACCTGAGCCAGCAGCAGATCACCCTGCTGCGAGAGGCTTTCGACGACGATCTCTTCTTCTTTGCGAGAGAGATCTTCAACTACCGCGACCTGGTGCTCCACCTCCACGGGGAGATCAGTGAGCTGATCAAGCTGTGGGGCACACCGGGTTACGAGCGCCTCATGATCCAGGTCCCCCGGGAGACCTTCAAGACCAGTCTGGTCACCCGAGCCAACGCGCTGTGGCAGATCTGCCGTGAGCCCGACCTCCCTCTCTGCATCTTCAACGAACGGTTAGAGAACGTACAGAAGTGGATCCGTGCGATCCGTGAGGTGATTGAGTCCAGTGAGCTGTTCAAAATCATCTACGCGGATCTCCTGCCTCCAGGACTGGCTGAACGGCGGTCCCCGCCCCGGGGCTGGAAGTGGTCGGACACTGAGCTACTGCTTCAGCGCGGCGCAGTGGGTATTCCCGAGGCCTCAATTACAGGCATGGGAATTGAGGCAGCGTCTACTGGAGGGCACTGGCCTAAGATCATCAAGGATGACCTCATCTCCAAGAAGGCCAAGGAGTCACCCACGCTGATGGAGTCGGCCAAGGAGTGGTTCGACACCAGCCTCTACCTGGAGCGTCCTGCTCTGCAGGGGTGGGATCTGATTGTGTGTACGCGGTGGCTCTACGGGGACCTCTACGACTGGATCCTGCGGAAGTACCCCCAGTACAAGCTCTATCGCCGATCGGCTATAGAGGAGGGGGAGTCGATCTTCCCGGAGAAGTGGACCGTCGAGGAGCTGCTGCAGCAGCAGGCCCGGGACCCCTACAACTTCAGCGCCCAGATGCAGAACTACCCGATGGCCGGCAAGGAGCAGTCCTTCGACCCCGAGTGGCTCCGGTGGGGCTCTGTGGCAGATGACCGGTTCGTCATCGACACCGCAAGCTACACCACCGAGACCCCGGTGCAGTTCGATGACGGCGTCCCCCCGCCCCGCATCATCAAACTCTCACAGATGCGTAAGATGGTGCTGTTAGACCCTGCCCCTACAGAGGAAACACAGCGCCGGAAGGAGCCTGGGGCGCGCAACGGCATCGTGGTCGAAGGGATCGATGCCTGGGGCCGGCGGTACATCCTCGACATCTGGGCAGACCGGGTCGACCCCCTCGACGTCATCCACAAGGTCCTGGAGCTGTGTGACAAGTGGGGCACCGACTCGGTGGGCATCGAGGAGGTGGTGTTCAGCATCGTTTACCGGCACTGGCTGCAGCGGGAGGCAGAGTCCCGCAACAAGTACATCCGCTGTGTGAGGCTGGAGCCGGGCAAGCGCGACAAGGACACCCGGATCACCAGCCAGATCCCTGCCTGCCGGGAGGGAGTCTACTACCTCAACCGGGTGGGCAGCGAGAAGTTCCTGCAGGAGTACATGGAGTACCCCTATGGGGAGACGAGGGACCTGCTGGATGCCTGGGCCTACGACTATCGGTTGAGCCGTCCCGAGTCTGCAGCAGAGGCCTACGAGCGGGTCGTCGGAGTTGGCAACGACACCAAGGATGTGGTGACCGGCTACTAGAGTTGACAAATCCACAGCAATATGCTATACTATATGTCCCTAAATGGCCACCTTTGAAGTCGGGATCCCGCAGGGCAAGTGGGAGGAGGCGGGTAAGATCCTCTACCAGGTAGAGAACCGCCTACTCACCATTGAGGAGGGCGTCGATGCCCTCTGCCGTCTTGCGGACCTCCCCAGGCGGCCTGGACCCGATGATGATCTTCGCCTGGTCATGGTGAAGTCCGAGCGCATCATCAGCCTACCAAGCTAGGAGAGGCAAGTGGAAGAGAATACCTTTGAACACTACCCGGACATCGACGACCTGCTGGCCAACGGGGGTCGTCCGGGAATCCAGTACATGCTGGCCCTCAGCAACAATGTCGCCTTCTGGCAGGGCCGTGGTTGGAGCCTGCTCCACCGGGTGCCCGCCCTGACCGTCAAGGGCCCCAAGGGCGAGGCCTCGATGCAGCTGATGGGGAAGGGGGAGCCCATCCCGGGTGCGTCGAGCGAGAGCTGGTCAGCGGTGTATGTCATTGACGGCGAGGCAGACCTGGTCACAGGGTTGAAGCCTGCTAAGCCCGCGAGGACACACGAGGTTGCCCAATGAACCCCAACGAAGTGGCCCGTACCATCCAAACCTACCAACGGTTTGTAAAGTCATCCCAAGAGATGCTGCGGCAGCTCCCAGAGGGCCACCGGAACGCGGTGGCTGGGGTGCTCCTGTTGAATGAGGTGATGGCAGACCTGCTGACAGGCTTCGCTGGAGTGTTGACAGACCAGGCGGCCACCCCCACACGAACTGCCTCAGAGCTGGGTGTGCTGGTGGAGCGGGCAGGGATGTTGCTGTCTCGGGGTGGGGATGCCCAGTAAGTCCGCCAAGCCAGCGAGGACAGGGTAATGCCAACAGAAAAGAAGAAGTTCAAGTTCAGTAAGGCTGCCCGCCGTTCGCAGAGAAAGCAGGCATACAAGGGCCAGACGAAGTCCATGCGCGGCGCTAGGAAGGCGGCTAGCCGAATAAGGAAAGAGACGGATAAGGCTACTCGGGGGCCTACCAGTGAATTCGTGATGCCGGGGACGGTGCGAAGCATGGTGGGACGAGTAAAGGAGTCTACGCGAGGTGCCCTGAATGTTGGGCGCAAGCGTAATCGCCGTATCCGCAAGCGCAATCTGCGCCGGGTGGTCAAGGGCGAGTAGTGCCAAGTAAGTCCGCCAAGCAACGCAAGTTCATGCGGGCTGCGGCCCACTCCAAGAAGTTCGCCAAGAAGGCGGGCGTCCCTCAGAAAGTCGCGAAAGAATTTCACCGAGCAGACAAGCGACGTAAGAAGTGAGCAGCTGGCTCATCGCTGTCGTCCTGCTCGGAATCATCCTCTGTCTCTACGCAGCATGGTTAGGAGCTGATGGCCAACCCAGGCACTCCTCTCGCGTTCAGCGACGAAAACAAGCGAAATCTCGAAGGTAGCCTCAAGGAGCTTGTCTCGGGTCTTGAGGCCCAGCGGCAGGTCTACCAGAAGCGGGTAGATGTGTGGTGGGACTGGTACGAGGCCAAGCCAGAGTTCTCTGTTCGCAACGACCCCTGGCCCAACGCCTCCAACGTCGTGGTCCCCCTGATCCGCACCCACGCCGACGCCCTCCACGCCAACTACATCAATACCATCTTCTCCGGCAAGGGGCTGTGGATTGCATCGAGCGGCAACGAGGACTTCAAGGAGCGGTACCTCCCGCACATCCCGGACTACTGGAACCTGGCCGCCGCAGGCAACGAGTTCGACACCATCGGCCCACTGATGGATGCCGTCGGGGAGATGTGCCCCATTGGCCAGTCCGTCCTGGGCCTCAGATTCGAGCGTCGTGAAAGGTTCGTCTTCCTCCCTGGACACAACGGCAGGCCTCGCGCCCAACAGGTCACGCTGTCGAGGGGCCCCATCATCGAGCACCTCCACGCCGACCAGTGCATGTGGCAGGAGGGCCGCACGATCCAGGAGAGTGAATTCTTCATCAAGCAGTCTCTCTTGACCTGGGGGGACATTGCCCGCCAGGTCCAGACTGGCGGCTGGGATCCAGTCGCCGCTGAGGTTGTCCACGGTGCGCCAGCCAGGGATGTGAATGACCGCATCAAGTCGACGCTTGACCGCGAGGGCATCTCAGTAGAGGGGCCGGACGCCTACCAGCTCTACGACATTCGTGAGTGCTGGCTGGACTGGCCACTCCTCAGGGGCCTGGGTGTGCAGAGGCCGAACGAGTGGGATTCCAAGACTCCCTCCATCCCAATCGTGGTCACCTTCAACCCGGACAGTGGCCGGATACTCCGGGTGATCGCACATCCCTATTCCGTCCCTGGCTGGCCTTTCTATGAGATCTACTTCCGGAAGCGACCAGGCCGTGGCTCCAGCACGGGGCTGTCGAGGATGCTGGAGCATCTGCAACGGGCTGTCACCACCATGGTCAACCAGTCCATCGACTCTGTCACCCTCGCCAACGCCATCCACTCCAAGACCACCGACCCCAAGCTCAAGAACCTGAAACTCAACATGAACCAGCCCATCTATCTGCAGGACATGTCGGACTTCGAGACCCTGAACATGCCCAAGCAGGTCATCCCGGACATCGCACTCATCAACCTGCTGTGGGGGATGGGGGAGCGACTCACCGGGGTCGGGGATCCGATGCTGGGCAAGGAGACCCGGATGGGGGGCCACCCCAGCCCTGCCACCTCCACCCTGGCCCTCATGCAGCAGGCCAACAAGTTGTTCGCCATGGGACTCAAGCAGCTGCGCACCCAGGTCAGCCGACTGGGGGAGGACAGCCTGGCCATCAAGCAGCAGTTCTTCAAGGAGGTCGACGCAGAGGCCATCCAGTCCATGATCGGGCAGCGGGATGCAGCACCGGTCATCGAGTACATGATGTCCGGCCCGCACCCCTACGGCAATATGACGTTCGACCTCCACACGCTGTCGGAGACCCACAACCCACAGGTCGAGCTGCAGCGGGCCATCATGGTCGACCAGGTCGTGGCCAACTTCTACAGCCGAGCGATCCAGCTCGTCAACATCCTCATGCAGTCCCAGGGCAACCCCATGATCCAGGGGGTGGTCGACGTTGCGCTGCGCGGACTGTCCAAGACCATCAGCGGGGTCCTCGAATCCGCCGAGGTAGACGACATCGAGGACTTCCTGCTGCAGACGAGGGAGTCAGGGTATGCACCCGAACAAGTCGAACAGCTCGGAGGAGAACTCTCGGAGCGTGTTCGAGGGACTATTCAACAGGGAACAGTGGTTCCAGCTGGAGAGGTTGCTGTCGGCAGTGCGCTTTCGCGTGCTGCAGCGCCTGGGTCAACGTTTGGAGCCTAGCGAAACAGAATACTGGCGCGGTTGGGTAGCCGCGTTCGATTACATCCTGACCGGCAGTCTTGTCCATGATGCCAAAGCACTAGAGGGCATCCAGGAGGACGAGACCGAGCCGTTCCAGGACTACATGGCCAGAGAGCCAGAGGAGTAGCAATGCCCGACGATAACATCTTTGAAGGGGAGCCACGGCCCCAGAAGACTGAGCCGCAGCCTCAGCCTCAGCCGCAGCCCACCCCACAGCAGGTGGACCTGAGTCCACTGGTGAACGAACTGAAGGCGCTGTCCACTCGGATGGGACAGCTGGAGAACTTCGTACAGTCTGCGCAGAGGACGCAGCCTGAACCTACACCGCAGCTATCAGACGACGACCTTTCCACTCAACTCCTGACGGACCCCAAAACAACCCTAGAGAAGCAGTTCGACCAGTTCGTGAAAGAAAAGCTGGCACCACAGCTGCGGACCCAGTACGGGGACCGACGGGATGAGCTGATCGACGGCTACAAGTCGGACATCGACGGCGAGTTTGGCGAAGGCACCTGGGACGAGCTGTTCGTCCCTGAGCTGAACGATGCGTTTGGGAACATGCCTCCGGAGATGCAGGCGAGTCGTGGCCACCTTCGGGTGATGATCAATGCCATCAAGGGCGACAAGCTCGACAAGCTGGTAGACAAAGCTGCAGCTTTGGAAGAGAAAGCAGAGCAGGAGGCCACTGCAGAGCCTCCTGCTATGTTGGGTGCGGGTAACCCCCGACCCAGCGAGCCCGCAGTCAGCCAGGATCTCAAGGACTTCCTTGCAGACTACAACCGCCACACGGGCGACAACATGTCAGTCAAGGACTGGCAGGGTCTGGCCGCAAAGGGCAACACCGAGGATGACTGGCGGGAGGAGAAATCATGAGCATTCAAGGCGGGGGAGACCGGAAGGATCTCCGACCCCACAATCCAAACGACAAGCAGGTGATCGGAACACACCGAGGTCCCTTTGAGGCCCTCAACGTCAAGAACCCGAAGCCTGGCTTTCACTATTACTACGCAAGGAGGAAGCCCAGCGATGTACAGCGTTTCATGAACGCTGGCTGGGAGCCTGTGCGGAGCGGGGACCCCGAGCAGTGGGGTTCCGACATGCCACCTGAGGTGGGCGAGATGCTTGACGGTGTCAAAGCATATGGAGACGTCATCCTGATGAGAATTCGGGAGGACAAGTTCAGGGCCATCCGCGAAGAGAAGGAGGCCCTGGCCAAGGCCGCGAGAGAGGGCGGCACAAGCGAGTTTATCAATAAAGGACACCAACGAGCAAGGCAGCTGGGTTCATCCCGCCCCAAGAAGGATTTGTACTTCGAGTCGGCGGATCATGGGACGGTTGCCGACGAGGACTAACCAAATGGCAGTGAATGACATTCGCGTTTGGAAGTCCCCCATGGGTGGTCATGTTGAAATCATGCACTACAGGCTTGATGCCAGCGAGACCATCCTTCGCGGTGAGCCAGCGTACCTCGGAGACGACGGCACGCTGAACCAGTGCGCAACCGACCCTGCAGTCGGTACCTTGATCGGTATCGCTGCAGCTGACGGTGTGCTGGGGACCACCGTGGATTGGCGGACAGACGCGGTAATGGTGGAGAATGCCACCATCCCCGTCATCGTTGCTCGACCAGGTGTGCAGTTTATTACCTCGAACTTCAGCAACGCGGGCTCTGCGTTTGGTGACGCAGCCCCAGCTGTTGCTGACCTGGGTGAAGAGGTAGGGCTGTCCCTGATCGGTGCAGACTGGGGGATTGACCAGGCAAGCGCGGTTGACACCTGTCGCCTTCTGGATGTGTTAGATGCGAACTTTGAGTCCGTCCAGGACTCAGGGGGCACGGGCGTGTACGTCGTCTTCGAGATGGTGAGCACGGCCCTCACACCGGGTGACGCAGGTTCACAGGCGCGTGGCGCAACCTAAGGAGGTAGGAACAAATGGCTACCGTACGCAGTAACTTTGCGGAGCTACTTGAGCCTGGCCTCCGCAAAATCTTCTTCAAAGAATTCGCCATGGAGCCCATGCGGTATCCAGAGCTGTTCAACGTCCAGAGTTCCAGCAAGGCGTACGAGGACACCCTCGACGTGGCTGGCCTCGGGGTCTTCGCAACGAAGCCCGAGGGGACGCCGATCAGCTACAAGGATCCCGTCCAGGGCACAAAGAAGCGTGTGGTCCACTCGACCTACGCGCTTGGCTTCCGGGTCACCTTGGAGATGATGCAGGACGACCAGTATGCCATCATCAACAAGATGCCTGCCGACCTCGGTGAGGCAGCCCGTCAGCACCAGGAGACTCTGGTGTGGGGGCTCGTCAACGATGGTTGGACCGGCGCGACCTACACGGGGCTGGATGGCCGTGCGCTGTTCTATGCAACGCATGATGATCAGACCAGTGCGGCATTCGCACACCCTGAGTCCAGCACTCAGTCCAACATTGCAGCTCCAGGTGTGGCTCTCAGCATCACGGGGCTGGAGGCAGCGATCACAGCGATGAGGGTTACCACGTCGCCTGAGGGTCGCTACACCCCCATCACCCCTTCTGTTCTGCTGATCCACCCGGACAACGCCCATGAGGCAGTTCGTATCCTTCAGACCGAGAAGGAGCCCTTCACGAACGAGAACCAGGTCAACACGATGACGTCGTCCCGCACAGGGATCCGCGACCTCGTGGTGCCGTACCTCACGGATACGGATGCCTGGTCTGTCTATGCTGTGAAGAGCCAACACACTCTGACGGTCTACAAGAGGATGGGCCTCACCTTCTCGCGGGGCACGGACTCGCAAACCAAGGACGCACTGTATGATGGTATGTACCGGATGTCGGTGACGTTCGACGACTGGCGCGGCACCTACGGGTCTGCACCAGCGTAGCATCTGCCGGGGCCACCAGCGGCTAATCTGGTGGCAAACAACTCTGTCAGCTTCTGGACCAGACGGTCTGGCCTAGCGGCTGGAAAATGATGGAGAACTAGAATGGGTTCTTACAGCGGAAGGTACTCGCATCCACTTGGTGTTGGCCGGGGGTTTGGGGGTGCTGGAAGGAATCTGACCATCGACGCGCTGTTCGGTGAGTCGGATATGATTACGGTCTTTGATGACTTCAATGGACAGCTCAAAGGCACAGAAGGCTTTGGTGACAATGCTGTTTGGGAGGACTCTGGTTGGGAGTTGGCGGACATCGGTACGCCCACAAACGACGAAGTCAGCTTGAACGACGCTTCCAATACTGACGTCTGGGCCCCGTCCTGCATCCGAATCTACTCCGGCGATGCAGACGATGCTGGCGGCAACATGCAGCTCGACCTTATCACGGGCGAGATTGGCACGCTGGTTGGGACTTGCGACTTCCCGCATCTGGTAATCCCGGAGACCGATGCTGGCGCAGCTGCGCTGGACGACACCGTCTGGGTGTTTGCCTGCCGGGTGGGTCTGCGGGCTGACCTGACGACCACGGGCAGCGGGGACTGGGACAGTAAGTTCTTTATCGGTTGGGCCCAGGCGAACGATGCGCAGGTGATGACAGCAGCAACTGGGGCGATCACCATTGCCTCAACGGGCGCGCTGGTTGGCTTCCACATCAACGAGACAGGCTGCATCGACGGCATTAGCCATCGGACGGCAGCCACGGTGATGGCCGAAGGCACCAACTACACAAGGTTGGGAGCTGCAGGCACGGTTGATGGTACGGTGGCCAACGGTGCAGTCACCGCTGGCGACACCATGTGGTTCGACCTGGCTCTGCGGATGAAGATCACAGACCAGTCGGACGACACCGACAATGGCGAGACGCAGTTCTTCTGGCGTCAGGTGCCGAAGGTTACTGGCGCTCCTGGCGACAGGGACGGTGACCTGCCGGGCGAGGGCATTGGTCAGATGACGGTCCACCCGACGGTCCTGCTCAACCAGACCCCCAACAGTGCTGTTGGCTTGGTCCCAACGATCGAGATGATCAATGGACCGACGGCAGGTCGCGACGGCGTGGCCTTCGTGGACTGGTGGGCAATGGGCTGCAGCAGGTATAGCCGCAAATAAGGAGACCCCCATGCGTTGGCTTCTAGCCTTAGCATTGATGTTGGGGGCTACAGCGGTCTGGGCCGCAGACGGCGACTCATACAAGATCATGGAATGTATGGGGGACTACTGTGAGCGGTCGTACCTTCTGTGCGACGACTTTACAGACGACCCCAATACCGACCCTGAGACCTGTACGGACTTCGATCTGACCACACGGGAGCGGGGTGGCTGGCCACACCACTACCAGATCTGCATCGACGACCCCGACAGCAACTGTAGCTCTACTGTAGACGTGACCCCGCAGGCTAAGTTCACTGCGGCGGGCACAGCCTTTGATCTCGTCACGACAGCCCTGACGCCGGCTAGCACGGCCTGCACAGTGATTGAGTTTGCAACTCACCCACTGGTCAACGTCAGCATCACGGACTCTGCGGGCTGCGACGACTTCGACGTGATCATTACTCTCTTCTTTGAGAGGTAAATCAAATGACTAAGTGGCTCCGGCTTTTGCTGGCAACAATACCCCTGTGCCTGCTGGGCGGGACCATTCAGTTTCCGACTGCAGGTGGTGGAGGGGGGGTCCTAACAGGCACCCTCCCCCTCGCTGCCTGTACGTTGGCGCTGGATGGGACGGTCTATGCGGTCAACAACGCAGCAACCGCTACGGACTGCACCACAGGGGGCCCTGCGAATATCTCCAACTTGTGCATCTGTGATGGCTCGGCTACGACCTGGGTGGTTGCAGGAGATGGGACTGCGGCTGGCGGGCAGGCGGTCACGCTTGAGATTGATTCGGTCGTACAGTCCACGGACCTTGAGCGCATCCAGATCAACGGTACGGACACCAACACGATCTTCACGTCGGTTGGGGCGGACTATCTTGAGATCAATGTGGACGATGACTGGCCCGGTGCTGATGAGGCCGATGCGCTTGCAGCAGACCCCAATGACTGTGCGTCGAACGAGTTCGCAAATGCCATCGATACTGGGGGTCATCTGACCTGTGCGGCACTGGTTGATGCAGATGTGCCAGATGACATCACTATCGACCTAGCGGCCACTGCTACTGCTCTGGCGGCAGACCCGAACGACTGTGCAGCTGGCGAGATCCCACTGGGGGTCACAGCTGGTGGCCACGCATACGGCTGCTACGAGCCAACCGAGGCTGACATCTCAGACCTTGCCCACACTGCAACCGCAATTACTGACGGCATTGTCGTGGAGGCAGACCTGAGTGAGGCGTCTGGTACTCCCACAGCGGGGGACGTGCTTACCTACAACGACGCCAACACCCCGTTCAACTGGGAGGCCCAGAGCACCCTAGCTGCAGGTACTGCTGCGGCTTTGGCTGCTGATCCGAACGACTGCGCGGCCAATGAGTTTGCAGACGCCATCGACACGGGTGGCCATCTCACCTGCAACGCCATCGTCGATGCGGATGTTCCTGACGACATCACCATCGACCTTGCGGCTACAGCCACAGCTCTTGCTGCGGACCCCAACAACTGTGCAGCCGGTGAGATCCCGCTAGGGGTTGCTGCAGCCGGTCATGCCCAGGGGTGCTACGAGCCCGCAGCAGCGGACATTTCCGACCTCCATGCCAGTACAGACATTACGGCAGATCTGGAAGAAGAGGCGCACTGCTCGGAACACGATTCGGCAGATATAGACTGCTCTGGGGAGACGATTGTCTACGCAGCAAACTCGGTCAACCAAGATGAACTTGCCGCCACGATTGCCTTAGCTGATGGCGATTATCTCAATCTAGCTGCTGTGGACCCCAACAGCGGTGTTGGCACCCTCACAGCTAAGGGTTTCAGGTTCCCTCAGGGGGCCGACTGCTCCGGTATGGTGACAGAGGGGCAGGCGTGCTGGGATGTTGACGCGGATGCCCTGAGCATTGGAACGAGCGTCGGGGTGGTGAGCTTGGGGACTGGTGCTGGTGACATCACTGAGGTCTTTGGGTGTACTGAGACTGGGACGTGTGGGGACACCATCACCCTCGGCAACGAGGATCTGTTGGATATGTCAGCAGTGGACCCGAACGAGGCGAGCCCTACCACTAGGGGGTTGATCCTGCCTCAGGGTGTGAACTGCGCTACGATGACCACCGATGGTCAGATCTGCTTCGATACAGACGACGAGGTCTTGCACGTCGGTAAGACGGGCGGGACGATCACCCTAGCCAGCGGTGGTGGCGACATCATCACGGTCGGGGACTGCACAGGCGCAGAGGACGGAACCTGCTTTACGGACTCTGGGTACGGTACCACCCTCAAGACGGACACAGACTTCATTGTTGAGTTGGACGACAATGCGGACGGCTCAGAGAGCTTCCAGATAGCTGCAGATGGCGACCCCAACAGCGTGATCTTTGAGGTCACCGAGGCCGGAGCCGTCACTGCCCAGTCCATCACAGACACCGACGACGCACTCTGGACCATCCCGGCCACGGGTGCTGCAGAGTTCGTCTCTGTGGGGGACAAGCCGGGGTCTGACTGGGCCATCAGCGATGCAGGGGCTGCGACCTTCCAGTCTGTTGGTGACGTTGGGGCGACCAGTTGGGACATTACCTCTGTTGGCGCTGCGACCTTCGCGAGTACGGGCGCATTCGGTGGCGACATCACCATGAACGAGGGCAACCCCTCCATCATCTTCGAGGACTCGGGGATGGGAGGGACAGAGGACGACCACGCCCTCATCACCGTGAACTGTCCGACAGGAACGACTGCCACGAGCGACGAAGACTGCGACATGAGCTTCTTGGTGGATGCCAACGGTGTGCTGCAGACTGCTCTAAAGCTCGATACCCCAGACACAGACAATCCTCGTGTCCAGCTCGGGGATGTAGCAAACAACTACGTCATGGTCGACTGGACTGGGAACATGACGTTCGTTGGTACGGCCAAGGTTACTGCGGGTGATGGCGAGGCGGTCATCCACGGCAACAACATCACTGCTGCCACCCTCCCCGGCACCGCACTGGCGTGGGACCTGATCGACCCCAACCACATGGGGGACTTCGACCATGGGGATGTGGCTTGGAGTAGTGGAGTAGCAACCGTTCAGAACGTGAATTGTGCTGATTGTATAGATCCGAACGAGGTTGCAGATGTCTACGTCCTCAACGCTGGGGACACGATCACTGGCACACTCACCCTAGACTCAGGTGGCCTCCTTGTCACGGACGACGACCAGGGCGTGGACTTCGGGGACGGCCAGGACTGGACGCTGGAGTATGACGAATCGGCGGACGACCAGCTCCTACTCCACACCGCCAAGGACAACGCCTCGGGTACTGGCGACGACGAAGACCCATTGTTCCAGATCCTTGTGGCTGCGGATGACCCCAACAGCGAAATATCAGTAGATGACGACCAGCAGGTATTCGGGATTGCCAAGGGCACACAGGCCAGCAACACCGATCTTCTCACACTGGATGAAGATGGGGATCTGGTCATTGGAGGAGACTTCACGCAGGGCCGATCGAATGAGCCACAGATTCAGTTCAATGACGCGCAGGCGAGTGATGGCGGCGACATCAACGCGAGGATTTGGGCGAACTGCACGGTTGCTGTTGACGGCAGCGAGGACTGCGACATGCGGTTCTCCCAGCAGATTGGGG